CCCCACGGGTAGCTTCACCCACACGCCTACCAAGTTTTTCTGTCAGAGACTTGGGGGCTTCCCCATATTCCTCTTGACCTTGTTTACCTTGTATGCCACGCCCAAAGCCTCTGGCACCTCTACCAGATTCTCTTAAAACATCGGCACCACGTTCCCTACCACGTTCTCCTAGCCATTGTCCGAATTTCTCCGAAGCACTTCGTTTCGTTCCCCGTGCCCCCAAAATATTTCCTTGTTCATCTCTAGCAGCACTTGGCCCGTATCTTTCTAAATCCCGTGCTTGTTCCCCAGCGCGTCCTGGCCTTGCACCACGGGCAACGCCCCTCCCGAATCTACCAGCTTCTTGAGCAGCCAATCGGGTTCCTTCCCCAGCAGCTTCTCCAGTTGCTCTAGTACCAGCACCAAAGAGTTGACCTATCCTTCTAGCACCACTTCTTTCTCCAGCTTCTGTACCTTTTCTTCCGTCAGCACCAGTTCTACGAAGATTTCCGAATTGGTCACGCTGACCTCCACCTGACCTTATCTCGTCAAAGGTATGAGCGTCTCGGTCATAGCTTCCAAAGCCTTCTCGTAGACCACCACCAAATTCCTTGGCTCCTTCGGCACCCCTGCGGTACGCTTCTTTGGCACCAGCTTGGGCACCACGGCCTGCTTGACGGCCTAATGCTACGCCTCGTTTTACTGCCCTACCTCCTGCTTCTTGTGCCCCTTTAGCATCATAGGCGGCTCTACGCCCAAGTTCACGCCCACCAGCAGCTACTCTTTGTCCAGCTTCTTTCCCCGCAGTACCAACCCTACGTCCACCTTCAACGGCCCTACGTCCCGCTTCCTGGGCACCAGCTTTAACCCTACGTCCTGCTTCACCAGCAGCTAGGTCAGCACGTATGGCACCTCGTTTGACAGCCTGACCAGCTTCTCCAAGACGTTTCTTACCAGCACCAAATAATTCCCCCATACGTTTGACACCAGCACCAAGTCGTTCACGGCCTCTTTCCATAACCTGTCTGCCACCAGCAGCAGCTTGTCTTCCTAGTTCAGCACCATAACCAGCAACTTGTCTACCAGCTTCAGCACCAGCACCAACAGCCTGTCTACCAGCAGCAACGGCAGGGCCAACAGCTGCACCAGCTGCTCTACCAGCAGCACCAGCTTGTCTGCCTAGTTCCCCAGCACCTCCCCTAACTGCACCAATACCAGCACCCACTTTTGCAGCACCAGCTTCAGCACCACCTTCCATACCTTGTCCAAATTGTCTACCTAAACGACTCATAATTCCTGGCCCACTGGGTGGAGTAAACTCTGGCCCTTGAGTAGGAGGTTGTCCTGATTCAGGAGTAAAGGTTCGCGGATTTGTTCTAGGCGGTTGTTCAGGGTCACCATTAGCTTTATCTATAGCTTTCTTCTCTTCATCCGTTTCAGGGTCTACAGGCGTAGGCTCTACCTTAGGTTGCATGAAAGGACGCGGAGCCTTTACCCTTGTACCCCTTGGGCCAGATGTAGCTGGTTTAAAGCCCTTCTTTTTAGCGTTACGCTCCAACCTCCTTGTACTTCTAGCCTTTCGTAAAATCTCATCAATAATTTCCATAGACTTATTAACAGACATAATAGTATCATTATCTAGTTTATCGCCCAAATCCTGAGCAGCTTCATTAACAACCCACGGTGGTATAATGTTAATGGGTTTGCCATCATCATCAGTCTCTGTTTCAACTACTGGAATATAACGCATCGTCTCTATATCGGGTTCTGAAGGGAAGCCGTACTCCTCAAGAAGGCGGTGGTGTTCAGCCTCCCTTCCAGCAAAATTATTAAGAGTAGCAAAGGACTTACCACTCTTGAGAGGGTCTTCACCCTGTTTTTCTTTCTCCATCCAACCCATAAAAGAATCTTTAAAGTTAATTCTGCCAGTATCATCTTTATGCATAATTACAATCTTCCTATGAACAATTGCTTTAGGTTGTTGTTCTTCTGTTTGTTCAAATAAACGGCAATAATCCCCAGGCATTATATCGCCCACCACTACATCACAGGTTCGGGTTTCAGAATTAAAGTATTTACAGTGCCCACAATTAATCCCCAGTTTCTCTTCAGGGGCAGTAGCATCCCGATACCCACACTGGTCTTTATCAATTTTACCTGTTTGTGGAAGTTCAGCCTTTAGGAGTTCAAAACTAGCTCCTTGATTTACACCTTTCTCACAAATGGTTACTTCTGCAAGTTCCATTTCATCTACTTGCATATAAGGAGTCTCACCCTTCTTCATATTCTGGATTTTCGTAGCACTACCCGCAATGGAATAGCTCTTTAACATACCTTGATTTATTTGGTCTGCTACTTTTTTAGCAATTGCGGTGTCATCCCTTAGTTCACATATAAAGAATAGGCCATTATCACCCACACCAGATTTAAATATCTGTCCACCCTTAGAAATATAAGCAGGCAATGCCCAACCCACCTGAACGTCTGAATGTAATACCATGACGTTGCGAGTACGTTGGTTATCCATAAACTTTTTAAAGGCTTTATTTAAAGCCCCCGTAGTGATTAAATGGCCTTCTCTATCAATCATTTCAACAGAAGCAGGGCCACCAATTACTAGAGGGTCAACCATGTCCATCTTTTGGATGCCCACAGCAGCCTGTTTATAGGTAGGACTATCAGGAAAAGCTCTATGTAAAGTCAGAATTTCTGCTTTAGATATGTTTCCTGCATTAAAATTATTTTTATATTCTTCTAGAGCGTCTTGGATATCTTCAATCGAAGTTTTCCCCGTCTGGCCCTCTCTCTTTTCTAACCAAAGAATTCCAGCGGGGTCATTCGCTATTTGAGATGTAGGAATATAAGTAGCAGTCATTATCCTCCATGTACTCCCCAGATAACGCCATATATTTGAGTCGTGCCCCCAGAGGCAATGGCAGATATCTTAACCCGTGCATCTATAGGCCAATTAGTTTCTATGGTTTCCCCCGCCTTTAAGAGAATACCTGTAGAAGTAGAACCCGCAGCCGTTGCATCAGTATCTATGGCTATATTAGCAGTTTGGCTTCCATGCCCATTCTTGAGTTTAAAACCCCTAACCGCAGAAATCCCTGGCCTACGTTTTGATTCGGATAAGTGTGCTGTTCCCATCCATTCGTAATTAATGCCTTGGGCACCATCAACATAATCACTTAAATTACCATCTCTACGTTGTTCTACCATAATTTTATCTACATACATGTCAATATTATGTTGAGAAACAGAAACCACAGCCACTCTATATTCAGCTGCCACCCGTTCCACAATATCATACTTAACATATATCTGAGCAAAGGATGTAGTCAGGCTATGGGTAGCACTGGCAGCTAACGCCGTTCCTGAACTATCTTGAATCTCTATTTTAACGTCACCAGACGCAGAAGCACCCCTAACTTCACATTGTGCTACAATAGACGTACCTTCCGTATGCCCTGCAAATGTATGCGCCCAATAAAACCCTTCTTCCGCAGCACTATTAGCTGGGTTAACAAGAAGGGAATTGCTGCCTGTTGCAGCTTGGGCACTACTTTGAGATATTGCAGAACCTGAGGCGGTAAATTCAGAAATTGTAGCATGTTCAATAGAGGGGTTTTTCACAAGGTTGACGGCTGGCTCTCCCCGTGATACAGTTAACAAATCAACTGCACTGGTACCAACGTTAGTGTCAATAGGAACATATTTATTCCACACATGTACACTTGTTCTAGTACTAGGGTCTATTTCCCATTGAGGCCAGTTCTCTGGAAAATGTTCTGAAGTTGGCATATAATCTCCTAATCAGTCGAGAACCAGTTCATTATACCAATAAGGCTCCCCAGCACTATCGCAGAATGGGCAAAGATTATGCCCATAACGAATAGTGCTGATTTAGCCCCATACATACGAGTTCTCCAATGTTTTATTTCATCGAGTTCATCACTAATCTCTTCAAATCTGGAACATAAAGTTTCATTTAATCTAGTTTGACTTTCTATATACGAATCTAGACGTTCCATATAAACGGCTAGTTTTACATCCAATTCATTGTTTGCATTTGTGGACATAACTATGTATACTAGTGCTTAGTAGCCGTATAATTTAATCACAAACTTACCAGCGGTGTACGTAGCATTCGTAGCTCCACCAGAAGCAATGAAATACAAATACGTATCAGCAGCGGGAAGGGTAGTCAGCGACTTAGGGGCTAGAACCCCTGTCCAATCCGCAGCAGCTGCCAATAAAGCTACAGAAGTTCCACTCGCATCATGTGCAGCATCTTCTGTTAAAGTAGCTACCGTATTTGAATTTAGGTCTATATCAGGTTCTCCACCCGCTGGCGTTTCTACACATTGCATAGTTCCAGCAAAGAGGGTTCCATTACCAGCAGCAGTAATCTGTCCAAGGTGACAGTTTGCAGTATCTGCTACGCCGATAACATCACCATCAGCATTACCAGAGTTTAATCCAGTGAGGTCAATAACAATCGTTGTTTCAATAACATCACCCATCCGTAGAATAGAACCTTTAAAAAGAGTCCCTGAACCAGTAGAGATACCAGTACCAGGGGTTATGTTTTTAACACTAAAGGCAGTCTCATCTGTAGTGCCAAAAAGAAGTGTTTCATCATCAGCCAAGAAGTTCCAATCGTAGCCCATCGCAGACCTAGCAACAACTCTTGTATCACCACTAACATCTGACATTGCAAACGTATGTTTAGCCATTTTATTCCTCCAAAAGTAAACCTTATGTTTTTATTAAAGAGAGAAGGTGGGGGTATGTTTCAACCCCCACCCCCTCATCAAATTTAAGCGTTCAAATCGCCAATTTTAGCCTGAACAAAGAAGTTCTTGCAGCGCAACTCACCAAGAGTGTACAGCAAGCCCCTGACAACCAAGCTGTTAGCAGCGAAGTAGTCACGGTTTTCAATGTATTGGGTAGGCTGGGCAATTGACATTTCGAGATAGTCAGTGTCCAACACGTAAACGTTACTACCCAAGGCTGTACCAGAAGAGCTTACACCCTTTGGCACATCGGCATCAGGGAGGATGGGGATACCCATGTAGGTAGCCAAAACCAATCCAGTACGGGTACCAGGGAAGGTTCGTTCAGAACCAACACCAACCTGATATTCTTCCTGACCCATGTAACGTTGCTGTGAATTCAACAAACGTTCCAGTTTGAAATACTGGTCATGGCCCATGAGGATGAGCTTTGGCTCACCACCATTTTCCCGAATCTTCTGGATACAAGTATCAATCAGATTGAGGGAGAGGTCACGGCCTACGCCAGCGTTCATGCTAACGTTAGCAGCAGCATTCCAACCACCAGCAGTCCGTCCAGCCAACGTAAGGTCAAAAGCCCTAGCATTAGCAGACAAACCACCAGAACCACTTGCGTCCTCAGCAACGATATCATCCAAGCTAGTGAAACCAGCACGGGAATATACGTAAGCCAAGTCACCAGAAGCCCATGCAGGGCTAGAGGTATCAACAGTTACAGTACCACCACTATGAGCGGTAGCCGAAGCACCACCAACAGTGACACCAGAAGTTAAGTCATGAGAAGTTTGGTCACCATCATAACGGGCAATTTCGTCACCCAGATGGAAGTTATTAGCAATAGCTAGGCTATTGAAAACAGCTGTGGAACCGCTACCACCAGTAGTCCTAGCAGCAGCCAAGGACAACAGTTCAAAGTTGACCTCTTTCATGTGGTCTAGCTGGGCGTTTTCATTCTCCAACGCCAGCACATCACCAACACCGCCTTCTAATTGGGCGGTGAAGACTGACTTGACCGATGCACCGAAGGTTGTAGCAACGATACGGGGCAAGCTGGAAACCGTCTGGATAGCAGAAATGTCTACTGTCGGGAGGTTACCAGTTTCAAGAATTGGCATACTGCGATTGGAGCCACGGTCAGACCGAATCCTCCAACCAGCTGTGTTACCCCACACAGTACGTGGGATAGCATTAAAAAATCTTGTTTGGTTATTCAAAGCTTGCCAAACCTTCCGTCCATACGTGGTATTAAAAATACCAGTAGCGGTATCAACCGTGAACGGAGTTCCAACACCAGCACCAGCTTTCTTCATGAAGCCAGGGCCGAAAACGCTCTGATACAACCCTCTTTGTGACTGAGCAATATACTCAGCAAGGGATGGATTAGCCATAATTTATCTCCTTAATCTTGTGTTTTAATTACCCTATAAGTTCCCGTGGAACGCCGTCCGTCTCGCCATTCTCGATAGTTTCCTGCAACCGACGCAAATCCTGATAGGACAACTGCATCATCTGGTCAACGGTATCTGCCCCAGCAGCTTCTTTCTGAATGGGGGAAGTACCATCGGTACCCATGCTATCTTCATATCGAATAACGGTGGGACGGGTGAGA